CACAAACATCTGAATATTTTAAGCGCTGGCTTCCAGCTGCTTGGTTAAATGAAACCTCCGGTGTAGGAGATGCGGTCGGAGAAGCAAATGAGACTTCTCTAAGTAAGATCATAGACGCCTACAGCTTTGAATATGACAAAGTTAAAGTTCAAGCCATGCTTCTTCAAGACTATGCGGATTCTAGAAATATACCTTCCGTATTACTAAAGAATAAAGTTACTGACTTAGGTTTTCTTTATGAGCCTTCTTTGGGTGACACGTACCACAGATCCCTATATAAAAACGGAAATTTTATTAATGCTGTGAAGGGCACAACAGCTGCAATTTCTGCTTACTCTACAGCGCTAACTCACTGGGGAGCCACAGTTCAAATTGGAAGAAACCTGTTTCTTGACTATAACGACTCTTCTTTTGAAGAGAGCACTGGTCGTTGGAGCGTAATAAGCGGCGGTGGAAGTATAGTTAGCCAAAAATATACAACATCTCTTGCAGATCAAGGCATTGCTTTAGCTCCACCTACTATCCCATTAACTAGACCTAACTGGCCTATGAGAGATGATGCGTGTGCGGTAGTAACTGTTCCAAGTAGCTCATCTGCTCAAGTACTCGCCCTAAAACCATCTAACTTTGCATCTATAGCACCTAATAGTTATGTAATACCTGTTACGGCGGGTAAGAAATATATATTTAAGGGGTGGGCAAGACACCTAACAAGTCCAGGAACAGTGAATGTTACTATTCTTTGGTTAGACAAGGAAGGCACTTTACTATCTTCGACTCCAGCAGGAACTTCAGTTACAACCGATATTGCTTGGAAAGAATTTAGATCTGCTTCAGAAACAATTGGTGATGGATATACAGCTCCCACAAATGCGTACTTTGCACAATTAAACGTATCTATTACCGCTACTCAAAACTCAACAAAATTTGCTTTTGATATGTTTGATTTTAGAGAGTCTGACAACTTGGCTATAACAAACTCTGGAAAATTACCTAGCTATGAGTACGAAGATGCTAGATTAATTAAGGTAAACGTTGAAGCAGACATAGAAAATTATATTTTAAATCCTAGCTTTGACTCTGGAACTAGCTGGTGGCAAAGCTATAACGCTGAGCTCGTTCAAGATTTTAACCCACCAACTACTGCTAAAATTTTTGGTACAGCTGTAGCTAAGTTAACAGCCCTCTCCACAGATACGGCAGCACTTATCTCTGGCTGGCAGGTTGTATCTCCGGGAACACCATATACCGTGGGATTTTATGTTAGTGGTCCTTCTAATAGAACTGCTGTAGTTCGTTTGGAATACTCCTCACAACAATCCTATGAAGAACAAGTAAAGATTCTTTCAGATGCCGAGGGTAGTTATTATCCATTAGTGCCGTACTATGTAGATAGTGAAGCAACGCAGATATCTTCCGTAGCAACTAGAATTACCGCTTATGCTGTTTCCCCAGTTCTTGGAGAAGATTTTAGTAACCCCCTAATTAAAACCTCAGTTTATTTTCCAGATGCTCAAGAAGGAGACGTATTCTACGTAGATTCCGCCATGCTAGTAGAGTTTCCTGAAATACAGGATTATTTTCAAGGCAATGGGGGTCCAGTACCCTCAAACCCAAATCTACAAAGATTCTTTCCAACAAGTGATTGCTCTTGGGACTCTAGAAACCAACTAAATATGGTTACTAACTCCGCCTTTAGTACTACAGACAAATGGGTTGCCGCAAGCGGCACTACTTTTTCAGTAAGCACTTCTAATCCACTATTTGGCACTAAGCGTGGAAACGTGTCCGCTACTGGTGGTGGGTCTATATCAACCACTGTCTATTACCCTAGAGGAGCATGTGCTGGTGGAGAAGACGTTGTAGTCTCTGCATACGTTAAGAATGTAGCTGGGCTATTTTCTATTAGTACTTCTGGTCAAGCTGTAAACTCATTTAGGGTTTCTTCAGAGAACTCTTCTTCTTGGACACGTATTGACGTAACTAGAATTGCAAACGTAGGGGAAACAAGTTTTGATATCAATATCTCTTTAAGTGAAGCCGGTACTGGAACAAAAGTATTCCATATAGATGGGGTTCAGGCAGAATTTGGAAGAATTGCTACTCCGTTTATTGATCCGTCAGACAGTCTAACAACTACTACTGCTAATCCGGCACAAGCTGGAGAAACCATATCTTATAGATACTCGACTATGGTGAATGCCGGGTATAGTTTTTACGGCGCTAGATATCAAGAAAAATACCAAAGACTTGCATCTTCATTAGGATTAGTAACTCCTTTAGGGTCTACTTTTTCTTTAAATACGCATTCGTCAGAAGTAGGTTTAGAAGAAATTTCTGGGACACTTTTAAAGTCTCCTTCTTTTGAGTTAAACCTTGAAGGATGGTCAGGAGTATCGGCTAATCTAAAAAGATCTATTTCACGAGGAACTATTTTTGACGAATTGTTAACTCAAGGAGCAGCTTTTTGTAAGATATCCTCTACAGGTGACGAAGAGTTTGGAATTACTACAGACCTAATTGCTATAGAGCCTGTTACTGGATACTATGCCTCTGTTGCTTTAAAACCAGAAAACGAAGATGCTTATGGAACATACACCCTTAAACTAAAGTGGTATGCAGAAAGCACCGGGTTCCTACGAGAAAAAACTACTTCATTAGTGATTAATAGGCACGATCGTTGGGCTTACTTAGACATAGTTGCTCCGGGAAATAGAACAGTTTCTATAGCGTCCCTATCTGTAGAAAATAATTTAGTAACTATCACTACTAGAGGTGACCATAAGTTCTCTGTAGACGAAGACGTAACTATCTCTGTAAATGAGTACGCTTCAGTTTCTGGAACAACCACTATTGAATCAGTTACTGCAAACACATTCTCGTTTACCAGAGCTGCCGCGGACCTAGAAGATACAGAGGTTACGGGATCTGCTCGGTTCTCAAATACAGGCGTTGCTTTTGCAAAAATCGAGGTTATTTGCGAACCACTATATGGTGGGGCTGGACGTACCTTCCACCTTGACAAGGTCGTATTTAAGGAGTAGGTTCCCTCCCATGACTGAACTACTAGTAGCAGCTTGGGCTGTGGCCTGCGTATTAACGGCCATAGAAGAACTATTAATATCCTTAGGAAAATGGAGAGGCTTATTAGCCCTCTCTATGAGCACAGTTGCATGCTTAGTTCTGCGCCCAATGGGTTGGGATCAGATCTTCTACGTTTTAGCTGCAGCCTTCCTAGGATTAACCTCATCTGTAATTATTGAGAATCTTGTAACTGGTACCCCAGAAAGGGTTACTCGCGGTTTGCCAAGAAGGGTACCTCCGCTATAGAGTTTCTCCTCCAAGAAGGAGGAGACATGAAGTCACCATATTCAGACCCAAACCTTTCGCTTCGTGCTAGAGGTTTATTTGCCTATTACGTTGAAGTAGGTCGCGTATTATCGGCAGAAGAAATGTCCGCATCAGTTCCTGAAGGACGCGATGCAATTAGAAACGCCATGTCGGAACTTAAGTTCCACAGGTATATTAAAGCTGTCCGACACCAAGATAATTCTGGACAATGGCGTACAACGCTAAAATTCACCGACGACGGATTTTCAGGCGTTCTATACATAGGTAGTGATACAGTAGCTAGTACTAGTGATATATCTACTAGTGACTTAAATATAGATACAGTTACTAACGTAACTGTATCTATAGGGGCTGCGCCCCAAAAAGAGAAAGGAAAGGTTGCTATGGGATGGCCAGGACTCGGAGATAACACAACCCCGGAAAAACCAAAACGTCGGGTTGTTCTAGATACAGAAGATGACTCAGGAGCTATCGGAAAAGTAAGTCCGTTAAAGGTCGGAGGAGCACGGCCAAAAAAGACTAAGGTGGAGCGTGAGTCTAGAAACCGTATCAATATTCCAGAAGAAGATTGGATTGCTAGAGATCTGTGTGCAGAATTCTATGATCTACTTACTGCTGTAAACAACGGCGCCCCAAATCAGATGAACGCCAAGCATCTCGCTACTTGGATCAATAAACGAATTGGCGAAGGAGTAACCTCAGTTGCTATCCTTAAAGGCATGCGTATGTTTTTTGCTGACCCAAGAATGTTTCATGATATCGGGGTAGGCTTGCCAATCTATCAACGGTTTATGAAGTACTACGGGACTATCCATGGTCTTGTAAGCCAAGTTGCAGAATCTACTAAGTTAGATGAAGATACGTTGGCTCATCAAGAAAAGCTATTGAAGATGTTGGAGGGGTGATGTATAACATTTCAGATTTGCCTGGCACACTGCGTGCCCAGATTAACGGTGCCAATCTCCCAATGAAAACCGTTGGGTGGGAGTTCTCAGATATAGAGCCTTCCGACTCCTTAGAAAAGGTCAAGATGTGGGTAGAGATGGTCAAGTCTGGAAAGATCATCCAGGCCGCTGGAAGCCCTAATTGCGGTCGTGGATTGCTCCTGGTAGGTGAACCAGGTCACGGCAAGACTACTCTCGCCTCTACGGCCCTCCAGGAGCTTATTAGGGGTATGTCTAGGGAGGCTTGGGGCCTTCCGGATTCGAACCCAAAGCGCCCAGCCATGTTTATGGACTATCCAAAGCTGCTTCGGGTACAGAAGGCTCAGTGGTCTGAATTCGATGACAGTATGGAAACTATGATTAATGGGATCTACGGAGAGGGTCCCAGAGAGCATAACGTTCGAACATTTGTTCTAGACGACTTGGGTAAGGAGCATAGAACCTCCTCCGGTTGGGCAGAGAACACTTTTGATGCTTTACTACGTTCCAGATTTAACGCAGGTTTTCCAACAATCGTTACAACAAACGTACCTTTGAAGAGCTGGGGAACGGTGTATGGCGAAGCTATGGGTAGTTTTGCGTACGAAGCTTTCATTCCAATTGACATAATAGCTAAAGGAGATCGACGTAGATGAGGACCGCAATGACTTACTGGAAAGCTATGCAGCTTTTTCTTTCTGAGACTGGCGTTCACGAAGTAGAGATCAACCTGTCTTCTCTAAAGCTTAGATGCAATTGTGACGGGTTTGGTTTTAGAAGCTCCTGCAAACATACTCGTTTTGTAAAGACTCGTATGAATGAAAATGATGGGGTTTACCCAACCGCTATCTCAAGTAAGGTATCAAAGCTTATTGCTGCTGAGGCAAATAAAGATCCAAAAGCTTTTAGGCAATTATTGATTACCCACGGTAAAATCGAAGTACTTTAATTATGCGCGGGGGCGACATATCTAACGAGGTTCCCAAAAGAGTTGTAGTCACTTTAGATTGCATCCTAGACAGGAAACCCGCAGTTAAAAAAGTACTAGGTATCCCAGTATTTAGTGAAGAGTCTTCTTATAACCGTCAACAGCTTTCCTTCTTTTGGCGGTTTGCAGAAAAGTTTAGCTACACCTTAGAATTGGCAGGGTTCGGCTATTCTCAAAAAGAAATGGATGAGGTACTAGAGGATCTAGACAATCTTGGAACTAATCCATTTAACTACGCAGTTGCATATCCAGTGGTATCAGATTTAATATCAGATATCCCTTATCGTCCAGAACTTATAGGAGTTGTGGATATTCCTTCAAGAGGTTTAAGATACGGAAGCAAGTTTATTGATGTTGGGCGGTTATAGTGGCAGCAGATAATGAGGTTCGTTTACTCTCCCGTGCAATTCGAACTCGTGATATTTCTCCTCTCTTAGAGGCAGGTGTTGGTGACGACTGGTTCTTTGTTGATGAGAACAAGCAAGTCTGGCGTTTTTTACGTCAACACTGGACACGGTATCAAGAAGTTCCAACTGCAGTAACTGTCTTAGATAACTTCCCTACTTACCGACTTCTTGCTGTTGACGATACTCTTGAATACCTTGTTGATCAGTTAGTTGAATATCGTAAACGTCAGAATGCTATTACTGTTGTACAAGATGCCTCTGAAGCAATTGCTAGCGGAGATCACAATGGTGCTATCGCTGTTTTAAGTCAAGGGGTTGCTAAGCTAATTGACGAGGGCTCCAGAGAGTCCGGCGACGTAGATCTGACTGATAACGCTACAAAGCGTTTTGATGATTACACCAATATCAAGACAAGGCCTAATGGTCTTCTTGGTATTGCTACTGGTTTTAAAACAATTGATCAAGCAACAGCTGGTTTACAGCCAGGTCAGCTAGTTACAATCATTGCACCACCAAAAACAGGTAAGTCAGTTCTTGCAATGCAGATGGCAGTAAACGTACATAGAGATGGTTACGTGCCAATGTTTCAATCTTTTGAGATGACCAACTTAGAGCAGCAACAACGTCACGACTCAATGCGTGCACGAATTTCCCATGCCCGGCTCATTCGCGGGGGCCTGACTAAAGTTGAAGAAGAGCGTTATATGGAAGAGCTGCGTGCTATGGAAGAGATGCACAAGTTCTACCTAACCGATTCTGTATCTGCAATGACTGTGACCGGTTTAGCTGCAAAGATTGAGAAGATTCGTCCAGACATCGTATTTGTAGATGGTGTGTATTTAATGACTGATGAAGTTACTGGGGAGTCAAATAGTCCTCAAGCACTTACTAACATAACTCGTAACTTAAAGCACTTAGCAATGGCTAAGAAGATTCCTATGGTTATCTCTACTCAGGTTTTGCTATGGAAGATGAAGAAGCGTCAAGTATCAGCAGATGCAATTGGATACTCATCATCTTTCTATCAGGATTCAGATGTGATTCTAGGACTTCAGAAACAAGACGAAGAAGATGATACTTCTCGTGAACTACGTATTGTTGCAAGCCGTAACTGCGGACCGGCTACAAGTGATCTGCTATGGGACTGGGAAGAAGGGAAGTTCGAAGAATATGGATCTCTATTTGGAATCAGTACCATTTGATGGAACTCAAGCATGTATGTCTGTGAATCCGGAGGTGTTCTTTCCAGAGGACTATGACGACCGTAAGGCTGTCCTAGAAGCAAAAGCTATCTGCCAGAGCTGTCCTTTAACTTCTGCTTGCCTAATGTATGCAGTAAAAGATTCAGGCTTAGATGGTATTTGGGGCGGTACTACTCCAAACGAGAGAAAGAATATGCGTCGACGAAAAGTGGTTCTTGTA